CACGATAATATAATACTACTTCCTTAGGGGCTTTAATTTTAATATAGTGTTCCAAGTCTTCATGAACCCCCGATAACAGATTGGTAATTTCATGTCCAGACCAATGGGCTCGATCAATCGTAGTTACTCGGTCTAATATATCCATTACCATATTGTAGTTAGTGTTTAACATCTTTACCACCCCTAACCACTTTTAATTTGAGTACTTTAGCCTTGTTTTCAAAGGCTTTTTTGTGATGTATCTGCCAAATATAACTTATGTCCGGAAGTATCTGTGGATCAAAAATTTTTTTGTAACCAAATGTCATACCTGCGTGCAGTTGAAACATTGTTCCTGCAACAAGGGTATATTCTTCAAATGTTAGTTTTTTAGCTAACAGTTGTAATGATTTATGAAAATCACTAATTGGTTCGTCTTTTTTGGCCATACAAGTAGTCAATTAAATTAAGCATATTTAGAGCTGTGTCGTTGCTACTTGTTATTTGAGACTTTGATCGTTTGAAATGACCTGAACCCCCACACTTCACACATGTCTTTGTAGCAGATCGGATATCAAAAGGGTCGAGTCTCGTGTATCCGTTTCCTTTACAATCCACACACACAACGTATGGGGAGTCATTAGTTAAATCTTTAAGTGTTTTTGTCATAGTTGTCAAATGTTATTTTCTGTTGTCGTACCAAATTAAAAATAAACAAACCAATAAAACTGCTAAACCAGAGTAAAACCAGCCTAACTCTTGAATTAAATCAAACATTTTAATTATCTTTGTCCTTTCTTAATGTTTCTATTTTATGAGGTATAGAAATCACATCTCCTGTTTTAATTCCAATGCCTCCTATTTTAATTAGTTCTGTACCAAAACATCCAAATAAAAACAAAGATAAAACTATTATAAATGGTTTCATTTTTTTTTCTTTTTTTTAGTTTGTCTTCTTTGATTGCCAAAGCAATCCCATTTTTTATGATATGCTTTTAATAGTTTTGCAATAGCTTTTTTATAACTAGATAGTGTCATACAGTTTGCCCCGCATCATCTTTAGTATTTAAAGTTTTTAACAAACTTTCATTCTGCTTTTCTAAAGCAACAGCAATTCTTTTTAAACTAAGTTCAATGTCATTATTGATAATTTTAATATCCTCTAATGTTTGATGAACAGTAGTACCACCAAAACCATCTACAAAACACATAGTAAGTTCTTCGATGGATCCATTTATTTCCTTTAGTCCTTTTAATACTTCAGTTTCTATACTCATTGTTTCTCCTTGTATTTACCATTAAGTAATTTTTTCTTAAATGCCTCAACAGTTATTTTTAATTTACCAGCTTGAAAATCACAATAATCATTTAATAGTTTTGAAATCATTGCGTTTGGTGCTCTGTATTTTTTGTCACATATTGCTTTCAATAAATCATAATCTTCGATTTTGATTGCAACACTCTTCCACTTACTTATGTCCATATGTACTCCTTTGTTGTTAAAATAAAAAAGGTGCTAATAGTAAAACTACTAACCCTACAGAAATTTTTGGAATTAACATCATAATTAAAATTATTATGATGGGCCAAAATAACGGATGTCCTAAATGCATTATTCTTTCCTCTCTTGTAGTTCGTCATGAATTAAATCGCTAGCCATTTCATCAGATATAAAAGTTCTGTGATGACCATCAGGAGTCGTATAAAATAATTTTTTTAACTCTCCTTGATATCGACCAAATTCATATGAATCTTCGATTGGGTTTCCGTTATAATCACTCGCAGGGACTTTACTAAGAATTTGATCCATCTTAGAAATAATCTCTTGAAGTATTTTACTCTCGCTTTGTATTTTCATTTTTTTCCTTTCTCCCATTGATATAAGATAAAATAATTATAAGTCAAGCACATTTTTAAGCTTGATTTTATTGATTTTTTTGCGTATAAATTGATTATGCTTGATACTAATAACATTTTTATGGTAAGATAAGCCTATGAAGTCTTATCGCTTCACCGTTCGGTTCGCTGGTCAAAGAATTACTCATGACCTTAAGGCTACCAATGATGATGAAGCTGGTAAAACCTTCATCAACGAACTGAAGGCTGGGAAAGGTAATTGGTTTAAAGAAATAACCTACACACCTGGCAAGATGTTCATAACATATGAGGAACTGAGTGCAACTTCAAACTGAAGAAACTCTAATTGCTCAAAAGATGAAATTGGAATCCAGATGGAATTTCCAATTCTTAGAGCAAGGCCAAGAAACTCTTGATATGTTGCAAATTGAATTTGAGCTTAAAAAAATTAAAGCCAAATTAAGAGAACTTGCAGCAAGCAGAGCTAGAGCCGAAGTACTTACGACTGAAGAAGAAATAGAACAAGTAGATTCTATCGCTTCCTAAGTTAATCTAAATTATTTTATAACTCCTTCTTTTAGGAGATGAAGACACTTGTCTGTGTAATTTTGCATTGGCGGTTTAAATAAAAATTCAAAATCTGTTGGTGGAGTCTTAGCTTGATGTAACTTCCACACAACCACATTTAACTTAGATAAAAAACTTAACTCTCTTTCATCTCTCGCTTTATAAAATAAACTAGCATCAGCAAGTTTGTTTTTAGTTAATACTTTAAGTCTATGCGTACCATTTCTTAAATTGTTATTCATATCTACGACCATAGGACAAAGTAATCCATTCTTCTCCATATCTTCTTTGATTGTATTTTTAAAATCATTATGGGAACTGTGAACTGCTTTAACACTATCAAAATATAACAACTCTAATCGGTGCGGAAATAATTGATATACCGGATAAACAATGGTCCGTGATGCGTGGTCCTTTACCCTATGAAGCTTGTCCAAAATCGTCTCCCAAACTAATGTCCACTACACTTGGTACTTTGAACTCCATACAATTTTCCATAATCTCTTTTATTTTAATCTCGTCTCCAGGCTTTACATTAAAGCACAATTCATCATGGATCTGTAATATTGGTAAATAACCCTGTTCATAACAGCTTACGATTGCTTGTTTAGTTTGATCTGCTGCACTGCCCTGTATCAATCTATTTAAAGCCTTGTAGGTAAATGCACGTTTAATATTGTTTGCACCATACTTAGCAGAAGCATTCTCAAATTTTTCAGGAGTATGTATACCAAAGTCCATTGGTTCCCATAGATCAAATCTACACTTTCGACCTTTCTTAGTTCTTATCACACCCTCACTATTTGCTTTTTTCATACATCTATCAGATAGTAATTTTACAAATGGAACCTTTCTGTTGTATTTTGATATTAGTACTTCTGCTTCTTCTTTAGATAATCCAAGAGAATTAGCTAATTTATTTTTACCCATACCATACATTAAACCTAGTCCAATGGTTTTAGCTTGTGATCTTTCAATACCAACTAAATCAGCAACCGTTTGGTGAAAGTCTGCTGTTGCATTCTCGTATGCTTTAACCAGCTCTTGTGATCCTTCATAACCTTCGCCAATGGATGCTGCGTAATGCACAACCATTCTTGGTTCCTGTTGTGAATAGTCAAATGATCCCCACTTATAGCCTTCTTCCGGTAAGAATAAACCTCTTATCATAGGACCAAATTCTTTATTACGTGCAGGTAATTGCTGTAAGTTAGGGTTAGACATTGAAATACGACCAGATACAGTTCCACCTTGATCAGATCTTAATTGATTAATCTCAGCATGAATTCTACCCTTATGATTATATTTCATAATAGAATTTAAAAATGTACTGTGGAATTTGTTTATCTCTCTTGCCTGTACAATAAGCTTTGATATCTTATGAGGAGAATTAATTAACCAGTTTTGTGTAAATGAAGGTTCACCTGTCTTTTCCGTCCTTGGATAAGGTATATGTAATTTATCGAATGCATCGGCGATATTTCTTGCTGCCCAGATATCTACATCTTTACCTATTAATTTTTTTATTTCTGATAGCACTACCTTTTCTCTGGCTACAAATTCTCTTGCTAACATTTCTGCTTTACCAACATCGACACGAACACCACGCTGACGCATCTGTATTAAAATTGGAAGTAAGTCGGATTCCATCTCCCAAGTCGTAGTCAAATTCTGTTTATGTAATTCATGTTTAAATACTTGCCATAGTCGGTACGTGATCCGTGCATCTTGTTCGGCGTAAAATCCAACATGCTCTGCAGGCAGCTTCCACATTTCAGCTTTAGGATCAACACCATGGTCTTTAGCTGCTTCAATCAAATCTGTTTCAGCTTTCATCTCGCCAATGTATTCCTTTGCTAAATTATTTAATGCGAATGAATATCTACTCTCATCAATCAATGCTGCTGCAACCATTGTATCTACAATAGGACCATTAACTTTAATTCCCATAGCCCCTAACCAACCAACATCATACTGAGCATTGTGAAATATTTTTGTATTAGGTAACGCACAAACATCTTTCATGTATTTAATAACTTGTGGCTCAATCATGTTTCCACCACCTAAATGTTTGAATGGATAATAAGCTTGCCAACCATCTACAGCTACAGCAAAACCAATCACATAACCTTTGTTCATTGCCCAACCTGCACCAAGACCTTCGTTAATTCCATCGTCTCTTGTTTCTAAGTCGATTGCGATTTCTGGATAGCCAGATAAATCTTTATATTCGTTTGGACAAGACCAAATACTTTTTTTAAACGTCATTGATAACTGTAAACTAGTCATTGTAATCTCTTTCTAAAATCATTTCTAAATAATGAATTGCTTTTAAGATATCTTCTTTTTTACCTTTTAGTCTGTGTCTACAAATATATTTAATTGCATTACCTTCAGCGAAAGGTAAATTATTTTCATTAATAAATATTGATGGTTGTATTTTCATTAATTTATAATGCTTACCACCTACTTGTTTAAAAAGTGTTTTATTGGTCATTTTCTTTTAAATAAACTAAATAATCTTTACCGATTGGATAATTATACTTATAATCAGTTGATAGCAAGTGAATTGTATCTTTAGCTCTAGTCACCCCTGTGTAGTAAAC